TGAAAAGGGTGCAGCACAAAACGTTGCTACCGCTGGCGTATTCGACCTCGACGTTGATTCAAACGGTCGTTGGTCTGTTGAGAAGTTCAAGGGTCTTCTGTTCCAAATCGAGCGTGATGCTAACGCAATCGCACAAAGAACTCGTCGCGGAAAGGGCAACATCATCATGTGTTCTGCTGACGTTGCTTCAGCACTAACCATGGCTGGTGTTCTCGACTACACCCCTGCACTGAACGCTAACCTGAACGTTGATGATACTGGCAACACCTTTGCTGGTACTCTGATGGGCAAGTTCCGCGTATACATTGACCCATATTCGGCTAACCTGACTGCAGGTAATGCAACTCCTGGTAACCAGTACTACGTTGTTGGTTATAAGGGTTCTTCACCTTATGATGCAGGTCTGTTCTATTGCCCCTATGTACCTCTCCAGATGGTACGTGCCGTTGGCGAAGACACCTTCCAGCCTAAGATTGGCTTTAAGACCCGTTATGGTCTTGTTGCTAACCCATTCTCTGAGGGTCTCACCAGAGGTGAGGGTAGACTCAATGTTAACACCAACCGCTACTATCGTAGAGTTGCTGTTAAGAACCTTATGTGATCCATTTCACATAAATTCCAAGAGGGTCTTCGGACCCTCTTTTTTTATCTAAATATTTAAAAAAAGATGACTAGAGCTCAGATTGATAATAGGAATTTTTTATCTCCTACTGGATTTAAATTCACTCTAACTAGAACCCCACAAGTTGCTTTTTTCTGCAATCAGGCAAATATACCAGAATTAAATCTTGGTGTGGTAAATCAACCATCGTACTTAAAGGCACTGCCAACTCCAGGCGATATTATAGAATTTGGAGACTTGAGTTTAAGGTTTTTGGTTGATGAAGACCTCAAAAATTATATGGAAATACAAAATTGGATCCGTGGTCTTGGATTTCCAGAAAGATTAGAACAGTTTGCAGAACTTCAGGAATCTGGATTGATTCAAGGAAACTATGTGAAGGACAGGCAGAATATCTATTCTGATGGAACTCTACAAATACTAACAAGCAGCCAAATTCCAAATTTTGAAGTAACTTTCCAAGATTTATTTCCATATTCATTATCGACAATAATGTTTGATGCAACAAATACCGATATTCAGTACTTTACGGCTGACGTAAGTTTCAAGTATACTATCTACAATATAAGAGATTTGCAAGGAAACCTATTATGAGTTTTGATCTTGATATGATTCAAAAGATGTGGGAGCAAGATTCCAAAATTGATATGGATAATCTTCATACAGAATCAACAAACATCCCAGGTCTTCATGCAAAATACTTTGAACTTTATAATACAATATTTCTTTTAAGAAAAAAAGCAGAGCAACAAAAAAGAAATATTCGTCATGAAAGATATGAGTATTATTCAGGAAAATCTGACCCAGAGGTATATGTAGAAAATCCCTTTCCCAAAAAGATTCGCGATAAAGATACGATGCAAAAATATCTTGATGCAGATGAAAGTCTTTCTACCGTATGCTTAAAGATAGACTACTACGATACTATGCTTACATACATTGAAAGTATTTTGAAAATGATTCAGAATAGAACTTATCAGATTAAAAATGCAATAGAATTTATACGTTTTCAGTCTGGACTAGGGTAAATAAATACTCATAGCAATTATGATGCTATGAGTGACGTAATTATCGAAAAGAAAAATGAGGTTTGCATCAAACTAAATTGCGAACCTCACATTTTATATGAACTTCAACCATACTTTACTTTTGAGGTTGAATCTGCAAAATTTATGTCCCAGTACAGAAGCAGACATTGGGACGGCAAGATTCGTCTGTTAAGCACTCATACTGGAGAGATCTATACTGGTCTGTTGGATAAAATTGTTGATAAACTATCTCTCCATAAGTATACGTATGAGTTTAAAGAGAATAAATTCTATGGAATGCCTTTTGAAGTCAATGAAGGTATTTCATACGAAGGAGTAAAGGATTATATGAAATCTATTTGTTCTCATTCTCCGAGAGAGTATCAAATAGAGGGAGTATACGGTGCTCTAAGGCATAATAGAAAATTATTGATATCACCCACAGCCTCAGGTAAATCCTTAATGATTTATTCCCTTGTAAGGTATTATGTAGATAAAGGGAAAAAAATTCTTCTAGTTGTTCCAACGCATGGCAATCAGTTTATAAACTTGAACGTTCATTTTTTGAGGAGTATGAAGTAATTATAGGAGATGAAGCTCATCTTTTCAAGAGTAAGTCACTTATTGAAATTATGACTAAACTTCATCATGCAAAATATAGATTTGGATTTACAGGAACTCTAGACGGAACTCAAACTCACAAATGGGTTCTAGAGGGATTGTTTGGCCCTTCTTATAAGGTGACAAGAACTGATGAATTGATGAAACAAGGTCATCTTTCTCAATTAGATATTCAGTGCATAGTATTGAAACATTCTCCTCAAAAATTCGAAACTTATGAGGATGAAATTCAATATCTAATTTCTCACGAACAAAGAAATAAGTTTATTACAAATCTTTCTTTGGATATGAAAGGAAATAGTCTTGTTCTATTTTCAAGAGTGGAAACTCATGGTGCTATTCTTTATGAGAAGATAAATAGCAATAAGCGAAGTGATAGAAAAGTATTTTTTATTCACGGTGGAGTTGATACTGAAGAAAGAGAATTGGTTAGGGAAATAACAGAAAGAGAAAACAATGCAATTATTGTTGCTTCCTATGGAACTTTTTCTACAGGTATCAATATTAAAAATCTCCATAATGTTATCTTCGCCTCACCAAGCAAATCAAGAATCAGAAATCTCCAAAGCATTGGACGAGTTCTTAGAAAAGGAAAAAATAAAGTAAAAGCAACACTTTATGATATTGCAGATGACTGCACTTCAAATTCTAAAAAAAATTATACTCTAAATCATCTTATCGAAAGAATTAAAATCTATAATGAAGAAAATTTTAACTATGAAATAATCACCGTACAACTTAAGAAAAATGGGAATTGAAGAAGACTTTTATGCCACTATAAAATTAAAAAGTGGAGAAGAGATATTTGCCAAGGTTGCAGCTTCTGAGGAAGAAGATAGAACCATTCTAATTATTTCAAATCCAATTACTATTTGTGAAATAAAGAGTAGGACAAATGTTGTTGGATATAAATTAGAACCCTGGTTAAAAACAACCAAAGAAGATATGTTTATAATCAATCTAGAAGATGTGCTTACTCTTTCCGAATCTTCTGATATTGAAATGATTATGATGTATCAATCTTATATACGTCAGGCAAATAAAGAATCTTCGAAGCAATCAAAGATTAATCGTAGAATGGGTTACATATCAAATGTTAATGATGCTAAAGAGATTCTAGAGAAGCTTTATAAGAATAGCTAAGCCTTATCTTATCAACCCGGACAAGGGTTATTGTACCAACTTTTAGATACCTTGTCAACTATATTCGAAAGTGTTATAATCTCTACATAATAATGATAAAAACTTATGATAACCACAGCAGTCATGACCAAAAGAAAGAGGTCAGAGCATTATGTTAACAATAAAGAGTTTCTTGCTGCACTGATTAAGTATCGTGAAGATAAAGAGATTGCATTAATTCAAGGAAAACCAAAGCCTCCCATTCCTCGCTACATTGGGGAGTGCTTCTTGAAGATTGCCAATCATCTATCATTTAAACCAAATTTTGTCAACTACATGTTCAAAGAGGACATGATTTCTGACGGTATCGAGAATTGCGTTCAGTATATTCATAACTTTAATCCTGAGAAGTCACAAAATCCTTTTGCATACTTTACTCAAATCATTCACTACGCATTCCTTCGTCGTATCCAAAGAGAGAAGCGTCAGTTAGAAATCAAAAACAAAATCCTTGAGCGTTCTGGATTCTCTGAAGTGTTTGATGACAATAGCCTTGACGGAAGCAACTATAGCGATTACAATAGTATTAAGGATAACGTTCACTCTAAACTTCGCTATTGAATGAAAGTAGCAATTATTACAGACCAACACTTTGGAGCACGAAAGAATTCTAAACTCTTTCATGATTATTTTCTAAAGTTCTATAATGATGTATTTTTCCCGACGCTGGAACAGTACGGGATTACTGCTGTTGTAGATATGGGAGATACTTTTGATAGTCGTAAGGGAATTGATTTCTCTGCTCTATCGTGGGCTAAAAATAATTACTACGATCGCCTCCAAGAAATGGGAGTAAAGGTTCACACAATTGTAGGAAATCACACTGCTTACTATAAGAACACTAATAATGTAAATGCAGTTGATTTACTTTTGCGCGAATACGATAATGTGACTGTATATTCAGAACCAACTGAAGTGATGCTGGATAAACTCAGAACACTTTTTATACCCTGGATTAATCAAGAAAATGAGGAAAGCACTCTCAAACTTATTCAAAAGACAACTTGCCCGTGTGCGATGGGGCACCTTGAACTCCAAGGATTTAGAGTTAATCGCCAAATCGTCATGGAGCATGGTTTGGAAGGCAAGTTATTTGACAAGTTCGAACGTGTCTTCTCGGGACACTATCACACTCGATCGACTAACGGAACAGTCTTTTACTTAGGTAATCCATATGAAATTTACTGGACTGATGTAAATGACACTCGTGGATTTACTATCTTCGATACTGAAACATTAGAACATACTCCAGTTGATAATCCTTATAAAATGTTCTATAACATTTACTATGAGGATACCAATCATCAAACATTTGATACTCGCGAGTATGAGAATAAAATTGTAAAGGTCGTTGTTCGTAAGAAATCAGACACTAAAAAGTTTGAAAAGTTCATTGATAAACTTTATTCCTCTAATATCGCAGAACTCAAGATTATTGAAAACTTCGATATTCAAGATCCAGTAGAATTTGAAGCATTTGAAAGTGAGGATACTATATCTATTTTGAATAGATATATTCAGGAGGCAGAAATTAATCTTGATAAATCAATCATTCAAAAAATGATGCAAGAAATCTATCAAGAGGCTTGTGAACTGGTTTGATGTTTATTCTAACAATCAATGGTAGAGAAACTGAAGGTGCTTACTCTGTGTTGGATGACGAGGGGGAGCATATTCTGTATCTTTTTGAAGAAGAGGATGATGCTGTAAGATATGCTATGATGCTAGAAGAGGATGGATATCCTGAAATGCATGTGATTGAAATTGAAGATGAGGTGATGATAAAAACATGCGAAATGCACGGATATCAATACACTCTTATTACACCTGATGATATTGTAATACCTCCAAGTAATTCTAGTCATGATTTTATTTAAAACTATTAAATGGAAGAATTTTCTTTCTACTGGTAATCAGTATACTGAAGTTGATTTCACCAAAAATAAAACCAATCTAATTGTTGGTACAAATGGAGCCGGTAAAAGTACAGTTCTTGATGCACTAACTTTTTCTTTGTTTGGTAAACCTTTCCGTAAGATTAATAAACCACAACTTATCAACTCAGTTAATGAAAAAGACTGTAGAGTAGAGGTTGAGTTTTCTATTGGAAATACTGAGTGGAAAGTTGTAAGAGGAATTAAACCAGCACTCTTTGAAATTTGGAGAAATGATACTGCTCTCGATCAATCTGCGGCTGCTTTAGATCAGCAGAAGTGGTTGGAGCAAAACGTTCTTAAGATGAATTATAAATCTTTTACTCAGATTGTAATTCTTGGTTCAAGTACCTTTGTTCCTTTTATGCAACTTTCTGCTGCTAATCGTAGAGAAGTGATTGAGGATCTTCTTGATATTAAGATTTTTTCTTCAATGAATATGGTAATCAAGGAAAAGATTCGTCAGTCAAAAGAAGAAGTTAAAGTTCTTGAATTGAAAAAAGAATCTCTCCTTGATAAAGTTAAGATGCAGCAAGAGTTTATTGAGGAACTTGAGAATCGCGGAAAAGAAAGTATTGATACTAATAATCGAAAAATTTCCGATTTAGATAAAGAAATTCACCAACATATGAATGAAAATTGTTCTCTGGAAGAACCTCTTTATGAGTATATTAGAGAGCAAGATAAACTGGTTGGGTATGCAGAAAAACTTCGTAAGTTGGGAAATCTAAAAGGTAAGATTTCTCAAAAAGTATCTACCATTACTAAAGAACATAAGTTTTTTACTGAAAATACGGTATGCCCCACCTGCACTCAGTCTATCGAAGAGGTCTTCAGAATAAATAGAATTAACGACGCTCAATCTAAAGCAAAGGAGTTGCAATCTGGTTATAAAGAACTAGAGGAGGCAATTAAAGAGGAAGAGGAGCGAGAGCGTCAATTTAATACTCTGTCGAAGGAGATTTCAAAATTAACGAATGGTATTTCTCAAAACAATATTAAGATTAATGGATTGCGGAGACAAATCCGAAATCTTGAATCAGAAATTCAAGTTCTTACCGAGAACCTTGCAAACCGAAATTCTGAACATGAGAAGTTAGAATCCTTCAAAGACAACTTAAAAACTACATACGACGACCTCGCTTCTAAAAAAGACACAATCAACTATTACGATTTTTCGTATAGTTTGCTTAAAGACGGTGGAGTAAAATCCAAAATCATTAAGAAGTATCTACCGCTGATAAATCAGCAAGTTAACCGTTATCTTCAGATGATGGATTTCTATATTAACTTC